ACCCCAAATTGGGTGATTGCTGATAAAGAATCGCTTGAAGCATGGGTGCGCCGTTTCCTCTGGCATTATGAAGGCGTTTGTCTCGGCGATGGGCCAGAACAGGCACCTAATGAGCCAGAAAGGATTATTTTGAAAAATATTCTTGTTGCTTTAGGTGTATCGTCACAACCAAACCCAATAATTGAATCAGTTGAGTTATTAGACCCAGAGACATATTTTCAAGGAGATTAATATCCACAATGCTGGCCCAAGCACAAACAACCCCTCCTATTGCAGAATGCTGTGAAGGATTGCATACCCTTATCTCCTATACAATTGGAGTAATAATAGCCCTTGTATTAGCATGGTTCTGGTTTTGCTACAAAGATTATAGGGATTATGGGAAATGGTCATGGTTTCCTTTTTAACCAGGATAGTTGCTAATCCTCCCGAGAAATGGTATAGGATGTGCCATGATTAAATGGATTCTTCCCCTGCTTCTCCCCCTAGCCCTCGCAGGTTGTATCGCGGGCTTCGACTCCGCCGGCAATCCCATCTACGCCCCTGTCGCTGTCGCACCCCTGCTGCTCCCCGAGCCTGTTATCGGCCTGCCCTGGGTTTATGGCGGCGGTTATTACGGCGGCGGCGGATATCGCGGCTATCGCGGCGCTTATCGCGGCGGTGCCTATCGCGGCGCATACCACGGCAGGGGTAGGAGATAATGAGCAAGCTGCTTCTTGATTCGCAACCCCTTGTAGTTATCCCCGAACTAGCCGTCCGCATTGGCCTTAATGAGGCCATTATCCTTCAACAAATTCATTACTGGACCGAGATAAATCGCAGGGCCGAACGGAATTTTAAGGACGGCCACCACTGGACCTTTAACACTTATGAGAACTGGCAAAAACAATTCCCATTTTGGGCCGTGGACACCATCAAGCGAACCATTACCCGCCTTGAAAAACTCGAATTGATTATCTCAGGCCATTTTAACGAATATCAAAGGGACAGAACGAAGTGGTATCGGGTTAATTATCCACACCTGCAATCTATGTATTTAGTCTCTGGTAATGGTCAGGGCAAAATGCCCTCTTGCATCAGGGCAAAATGCAACAATGGCATGAATAAAGGACGAGAGGGTCGTTTAGACCCTGAAACGCCCTTGAATGGCAGCCCAGAGAACCTTGATGATTTGGCTTTCAAGATTCGGCTGGTAAATGCTATTGAGTCTGAGGCGAACCCGTTAATCGGTTTTTAGGGGATATTCCAAACAGGAGGAAGGGAAAATGGGCAAAAATAGGATCAGCCGCGAGGGATTTTCATTGGTAAATCAAACTCAGTCCGCTCTGATTGACACGGAGTTCGCTAATCGTGCCCCTCTAGTTTTCAAGCCCCAAGGGTGGTTTGAGGAACATTATCCCCCAAACCAACCCTCTGAGATGCCCCAGGATGAACGCAAACAGGGCAGGCAAGGCAATCATAAGGGCTGATTATGGGCAGAATTAGTGTTCCCCACAGGCGTGGGGATGAACCGTCGTTAATTTTGATGGATAAAGGATGGGCGATATGCAGCGAAAGGCCACCACGTCGGAGAAAAAGGCCGCGGCAAACCGCAAAAATGGTTTCCAACCTGGCAAATCTGGTAATCCTGCTGGGCGAAGATCAGATCAGGAGTATAAGGACGCGGTCTCTTATTTGAAGGGTAAATCGAAGGAGTTAATGGAAAAAGCGGTTGCAATGGCGATGGACGGCAAAGAAAAGGTTATGTGCGCTATCCTCTCCAAGATTTGCCCGGACAAACTGGATGTGGGCGGAGAGCTTAGCGAGTCCATGTCAGCGATAGCCCAGGCGATTTTGTCACGGCAGGCGCAGCCCTAACAGAATACGGAGCCCTGATAAAATGAGTCTCGACAGGCCAGCGATTGATAGGGATGCACTCATAGGTTGGGTTGCTAAATTTCTCAATTATTGGGAAGATACAGGTATGCTTTATTGGCCCGCGGCGGAGATCATTGTCAATCAAATTTGTAATTCCCTATGTCCCGAAAAAGACTCTGAACAAAAAGAAATAAATCATTTGCCCAAGCCATCATCATTTTTCCATACTGATTAAACGATTTGGGGGTATATTTAGGGGTATTTTTAGATTATGGTTTTGATAACTACTCAAAAATATTACCAAACTGGTATGGGTTTAATTGATGAGGTAGCAAGTAAACTATGACTGCCGGCCCCGCCACGAAACGCGAGGCCCTGGAAATAATCCTGGGGGCCTGCTTCGATGATCCGCTCCTGTTTGTGACGGAAGTGCTGCGAGCCGACCCCACTGAGCAGCAGATAGTGGGCCTGCAGGAGATCGCTAAACCTGGGGCAAAGGTGTCCATCCGGTCGGGCCACAACACCGGCAAGACCACGGAAATGGCCTGGGTTATCCTCTGGTGGCTGGTGACTCGATACGACTGCAAGATCCCCTGCACGGCCCCCACGGCCAGTCAGTTGCGGGATGTTCTCTGGCCGGAGCTGCACAAATGGCGCGAGCAATTACCTCCTGAGATCAAGGCCGAAGTGGAGATACAGGCGGAGAAAATTTTTATCAAGAGCGCCCCACAGATGCAGTTTGGGGTGCTACGGACGGCCAGGAAAGCGGACCCCGAGGCCCTGCAGGGGTTCCATGCCCGGCATATCCTCTACGTGATAGACGAGGCCCCTGGCGTGGACGAGGCAGTATTTGAGGTGGCACGGAGTTCGCTCTCTAACCCCGGGGCACGGATATTGATGGCAGGGAACCCCAACCGCTCATCCGGGTTTTTCTATGATTCCCACCATGCTAACCGGGGCAGATGGATGCCGCTGCACTGGTCCTGCCTGGATTCACCGCTTCCTGATCCGAATTATGCTAAGGACGTGGAAGCGGACTACGGAGCGGACTCCAATTTTTACAGGGTGCGGGTTTTAGGGGATTTTCCGTCGTCTGAAGCGGACCAGTTGATAGCCCTGGACCTGTTGGAGTCTGCCACCATCCGGGAGGACGTGATAGCCGAGGGTCCGATAGTGTGGGGCCTGGACCCGGCCTGGATGGGGGACTGTGAGACGGCCCTGGCCAGGAGGCAGGGTGACGTGGTGGACTCATTAGAAGCCGTTAGGGGCCTGGACACGATGCAGGTGGTCGGGTGGGTGGTGGACAAGTACGAGACTTCCCAGCAGAAGCCAGACAGCATCGTGGTGGACCTGATAGGGATAGGGGCTGGGGTATATGACCGGCTGAAGGAGTTGAAGTATCCCGTGGTGGGGTGTAACGTGGCAGAGTCCCCGAGTTCGGGAAGGTATCTGAACATGCGGGCTGACCTGTGGGATAGGTACAAGTCCTGGCTCCAGGCCAGGAGGGGTAAGTTGCCCCTGGACAACCGGCTGGTGGGGCAGAGTTCGGTGGTTAAATATGGGTTTGCCAGTTCCGGGAAGATGCAGATAGAGTCCAAGCCGGACATGAGGAAGCGGGGCGTGGCCAGCCCGGACCGGGCGGATGCGGTGTGTCTGACGTTCTACCAGAAGCCGGCGATGAGGGGCGGGAGCAAGTTTAAAGGATATGTGCCCCCCACGAACCCCAGGGGCACGTGGATGGGCGTATAGGGAGGGGGATGATGGCGCTGACTGAACAGAATAGAAAGGATTTGTTAATAATCGGTTTTCGGTTAGGGTTTGCCACCATCGCCACTTGGCTTTGTTGGCACTATGGCGTGATTGAGGCCATAGTTAATTGGGCGCTACGGAAATGACAGACCCTAAATCCCCCATCCTGGACTTGGGGGTGCGTTGTGCCCAGGTGGACGGGCAGTGGCATATGATTGATGTCATGCCGTCCGTGGAGTTTGCAGAGGATCGGGTAGGTGCGGCGGGGGTGCAGATCGATATCCTAACCACGGCGATCAAGTGGTTGGCGGCCAAGTACCTAATTAAACTCTCGGTGGAGAGTGGGGTGGTGCATTGATGGAAGTCTCATTTAAGAAAATGACCTGTAAGACCTGCGCCCAGCCCACGGACTACCTCTACTCAGGGGACCGCTGTGGCGGGTGTATCCTGCTGGCACGGAATCGGCAGAGGGGAGTGGAGTCGCATCTGTTGACCATAAGGATTTTAGAGACTTTTTGGAAGACCCATGCCTAAACGCGCTATCAAAAACCCCGAGAACGATACGCACCCGACTGAGGATGACAAACTCCTCGCCCTGATCCGTAAGCGGGCCTCTGCTGGTATGACCGGGGACAGCCATAACCGGGCGCATGTCCGGGAGGCCAAGAAGTTCCTGAACCTGGAACAGTGGGGGGATGATGACAAGGCTATCCGCGTCAACCGCCCCTGTCTGGTGATAGACCACATCAATCCGATTATCGATGAGGTGACAGGTGCCCAGCGGATGAATATGCCCGGATTGAAGGTGAGGGCAGCCGATCCGCAGGCTAAACCGGAGTGGGCGCAGATCAAGGAAGGGAAAATACGGAAGATCACGGCAGAACTGTCTTCCCGGATGGCCCTGAAAAAGGCATCAGAACACCAGTTGCAGGGCGGCAGGGGCTATATCCGGGTGATTACGGAGTATGCCGGGGATGATACTCGTGAGCAGAAGGTTAGTATCATCCCAGTTTACAACGAACTATCGGTTATTTTTGACCCCAGCGCCCAAGCCTGGGACCGGATGGACGGGAACTGGTTCATCGTGTACGAGAGGATCAGTAAGGACTCCTACCGGGAGCAATACAAGACGGAACCTACCGACCTGTCCATTGTGGACGGGGAGTTCAACTGGCGGGGCGATGAGGACGTAATTATAGCGGAGTATTTTGTCAAAGAGTTTACGAAGAAGACCATTTATTTCCTGCAAAATGGACAGGCTACCGAAAAATCCGATTTGCCCATGACACCCGGAGAAGATGGGGCAGAAGTCAGCCCCTACGACCTAGACCCAGAGACAGGCAAGCCGCACCAGCGGGAAGTAAACAGCTACAAGATTTACCGCTATAAGGTGGATGGGGCTTCGATATTGGAACAGAAGCAGTTATGGGCATCGAAATACTGGTGCATGGTGCCGGTCTGCGGGAAACAGATCAACGTAGACGGCAAGACTTACGAGCGCGGCATCACCAAAAACTCGATGGATTCCCAGCGGATGTATAATTACTTTGCATCTGCGGCGGCAGAGCATTACGGGCTGTCGCCGAAGGCAAAGGTGTTCGTTACCCCACAGATGATAGCTGGACACGAGCGCCAGTGGAACAGCCTAAACACCCGGATGGACCCGTATTATCTGGTCAATGGCCCAGACGACGAAGACCCCACCAAACCTGTGCAGTGGCCCATGCAGATCACCCCGCCCCAGGCCTCGTCAGCGATAGTGGCGGGATTGGCCCAGGCCGCGGAGGAAATCAGGACGACCACAGGGAGTTTGGGGACGCCGCCCCAGGCCGCGCCCGCCGCTGACACTTCCGGGGTGGCGCTCAGGACCAGACAGCAGGTGTCCGATGTAGGGGATTACACGTACACCGATAATTTAAACCTGGCTTTCTGCCGGGTGGGGGAAATAATTCTTGATCTGTTCCCGACGATTTACGATACTCAGCGCAAGATTAGGACACTCGGGGAAGATGGACTGAGCACGAAGGAAGTGGAGATCAATGTGCCGGGGAACGAGGTGGGCGGGCAACCCTTGAGTGAAGGCCGGCTGATGAACGACATGAAAGCTGGCAGGTATGAAGTGGCGGTTGATACCGGCCCGAGCTTCACCACAGCCAGGCAGGAGGCGGTGGTGTTCTACACCGCTCTGGTGCAAGCGAATCCGCAGGTTTGGGGTTTGATCGGGGATATTTTGATGAAGAACCAGGACATCCCCGAAGCGCAGACTGTGGCCTACCGGATCAAAGCCGAACTAATTAGGACCGGGAAGAGCTACCTGCTGCCGCCGGAAGAAATTCAAGAGGTTATGCAACGTCTCCCGCTGCTGGGTATCCCGCAGAAACCGAACCCGTTGATGATGGTAAAGATGGAGGAGAGTTTAGCGAAGGCGGAGAAAGCCCATGCCGGGGCGATGAAAGATATGGCGAACGCCGGGAAGTTGCAGACGGACACCCGCATAGCCTTGGCCGAAGCCTTGCAGGAGTTGGCGCAGTTAGCGATGGGGCAGGGCCAGGAGCCGAGTCAGATACCGGGTCAGGGTGGGCCACAGGGCGGTATGCCGGGTCAGGGAATGCCGCCGGGGACAGTGAGGCAGTAAGATGAGAGATACCACTTTTTTACAAAATGCCAATGTTAGTCCTTTTTCCCAAGGTTCGCATAAGGGTTTGAAGGTGACATACCGGGGACCGATCAGTTCTCAGTATGATATGGAACTCAAAAATGGTTTTGAAGCGGATGGGTATGTATTTTTAGCGGATCATTTTGAACCGAGAACTAACCTGAGAGATGTTTATTTCAAGAAACCAGAGGTATAAATGGTTGAATTATGGCCCTGCCCTCAGTGCGGAGCAAAAAAGCGGTTTCATAAAAAAGGATGTAAGGGAGTGACCTTGAACCCTAAACCAGCAGATGCAATCATTGGTGAAGTGCCGATGCTGGGCAGGGATACGGCGAAATTGATGAATGATTTACCCCAGGTGCTGGGTCAAGAAGCTGAACAATGTGAACATTGCGGAGCTAAACCCGGAAGGGGCGGGGTTGTGTTGGTGCACAAGAAACTTTGTCATCTTAATCCCCATTTTGATAAGCACATGAAAGAGTTAGGCAGGGATGGGTTTTCAGTCGGAGAACCCCCAGATTTCAAGATAGACCCCCAAGACCCCGAAGAACTCATCGAAGTCATCCGCTCCATCGCCGAACTTCCCAAGGTGGGCGACTGGTACGTCCTGCGCTTCTTCGTCCCTATGGGGTTCGACATCGCCAGGAACCGCAAGACCTATGCGTTCCAAGTGACCATGGCGCAGGTGCAGGAAATCCGGCAACATGGGCGGGACTTCAAGGTGCTGTTTGACATGGAGACGAATTACAAGGAGTTCAACGTGCAGTTTGACGGGGACTTGTTCACTAGGGCGGACGTGATGGCGAAGGCCCTGCGGGACATGGCCGATCTGGTAGAGCGGGGCAGTGCATGATTCGCAAGGCGGTCAATGGAGACATCCCGGAGATTCGCAGGTTCCTGTCTGACCGGGAAGCCCACGGCGTTATCCCCCGGAGTTTGGCGTACCTTTATGCCCACCGGCGGGATTACTTTGTCTATATCGGGGAAAGTGGGGACATGGAGGGGATTGCATCTTTGCATCTTTGCTGGGATGGAATTGGGGAAATCCGGTCAGTAGTGGTCAAGGAAAACCTGCAAAAATGCGGAATAGGAAAGCAATTAGTGGGGGCCTGCCTCAGAGAGGCAGAATCTCTGGCACTGAAAGAAGTCTTCCTACTCTGTTTAATACCCGATTATTTTAAACGGTTCGGCTTCAGGGTGGTCACTCGTGACGAACTTCCCCCCATCGCCTGGGTGGATTGTATCAACTGCGTAAAATTCCCCGCGTGCAACGAGACGCCCATGCGGTTGGCGTTATAAAGATGCGCTGCCCTAATCCTAATGGCTGCGGAGCGGTAATTAGCGGCGATACCTGCTGGAGTTGCGGGTGGGTAGTGGCGAACTCTGACCCGATAACCAAGATGCGGCGCAAGCTGCGGGAACTCATTAACAAGGCTCCGGCAGAAATAGTTTGCAAATTGGCGGAATATGTGAGACAATTACAGCCATAATTCGTGTTTATTCCATACAGAATAGGAAGTCTTTGATAAAATGAGTCTCGACAGGCCGGTGGATTCTAAAACCAGGGAAGCCCTCGAAAAATGGGTTGGGGACTTCCTTTGGCATCTTGAAGGCATATATTCTGGCAATGGGTCTGAAAACCTTCCTGATGTTCCTGAAAATGTTATAATTGTGGGAACAATCCTTGAGGCAATAGAGGGTTCACAAGATGATCGCAATAAAAAGCCAAATCAACCGCCAGAACCTTCATCGTTTTTTCAGCCTCGGAAAAAAGAGAAAAAGGGTTAATAATGATATTATTGCCATTAATCAATGACCGCATAGTCATAGCTTGGCAATGGAGAGTGCTCCCGTATGTTGCATTAATTCCTGTTTTTATATTTCTGATTGATGCATTATATAGGCTGGCCCACCATAGCACAAAGGGTAGTGATGAGCCATAGGAATATTTGCGATAATTAAATAGGCCACCGGCCACTGCATCGCCCATAAGGGCAAAGCGTCAACCACGGGCCATACTTCGGAGAAATCCGGGTGTGGCCCTTTTTTATTTCAAACCAAGGAGTTACCCATGCAAGAGCATGACCAAACAGAAGATGCGTGTCGCAGTATGGAAGACCCGTCACGATTTAAAGCCATGTATTTGTCAGGGTTGAATTACGGGGACTGTTGTTACATCAATTCCAGCGGGCAGTTTTTCCAGGCCAAGTCTGATTCCACAGGCACACTTCCCGCAGTGGCAATTTTCCTGGGCCATCAGCGAGTGGCGTATGGGGGGCTGGTCACTAAACACGACTGGGCTTGGACTCCCGGCAGACTGGTTTATGTCAGCGATGCCACGGCAGGGGCGATGACGCAGACCCCGCCCAGCACGAGTGGACACATAATTCAGGCCATGGGGGTAGCCATCTCGGCCACTACCATATTGCTGATGCCCGGTTTTTATAGTTATGCCCATGCCTAATGCAAATCAAGGCTTCCTGGGGCCTCAGAATCCAGAGATTAAATCCGCTTAGGAGCGAGAGTTATGCCAGAAGAAATCGAAGGTCAAGTAGTAGAAAGCCCCACGGGTGAGGTCGAATCACCCGAACTGGCCGAGATTCAAGAAGTGGTTCCGGCCACCACGGAAGAAGACGATGAACTTGCTGGCTTACAAGCCAAGGTAGATCAAGCAACCAACGACACAGAGCGAGTGGAAGCTGAAGGTCGGCGCAATAAGGCCTTTGCTAAAATTCGCAAAGCCCGCAAAGAAGCGGAGGAAAAAAGTCGGGCGCTTGAACTTCAACTGGCCGAAGAAAAGGGACGCCGGGAAACCCTGGAACAGTTCGGGGCCAAGCCGCCGGATATTCCGGTTGCAACTCCCGCCCTCCAGGTTCCCGCCCCGCAACTGCCGCCCCGCCCGGACCCGAAGTTATGGACGGACGATGAAGGCTACGTTGACGAGGAGAAGAAGGTCGAACTCCTGGCCGACTGGCGGGCGGATTGTAAGTTCATCGAAAGGGATCATAAGCAGGAGCAGGAGAAGGCCAAAACCGCCCAGCAGAAGCTCACGCAGGACCAGGTGTCTTTTGAACAACAGGGCGAGGCTAAATATCCGGGGTTCGTAAACAAGGTGAAGTCACGGCTGGCCCCCATTCTGAGCCAGATGCCCGTAGAATGGGCAGGTCCGGTCACTGGGTTCATCAGCAAAAGCCCTCAGAATTACGAACTCATCGTTTACCTGGCCGACAACCCTGCCGAAATGCGGCGTTTAATGACCCTCGATACCAACAGTGCCATGCGAGAAGTGATCGCATTGGAAGGCAAACTCAAGAAACCTGAATCCAAAAAAACCACTAACGCCCCTGGCCCTATCATTCCCTTGGGCGGCGCTGATACCATCATCGCCAGCCTTGACGACATCAAAAATGACGATGAATGGTATGCCAGAGTTAGAGCCGAGGAAATTAGGCGGAAACAGGGGCTAAGTCCGTAAGGAGTTTTGAACCATGGCTAATAGCTACCAAACTACCGATAAAATTTTGCGGAAGGCGATTGCTATCCTTCACGCAAAATTGAACTTTATCGGATCTATCCATCGCGACTATGATCCTCAGTTCGCCAGTTCTATAGGCGATGGGGGCAAAATCGGGGCTACGCTCCGAATCAGGCTCCCGGAGCAATACACTGTAACCACCGGCGCGACCTTCGTGCCGCAGGCCATCGCGCAGAACGATGTAGTGCTGACTGTGGCTACGCAGAAACACGTGGGCCTGAAACTGACCAGCGCCGACCTCGCCCTCAAGGACGAGGATTTCGAGGAACGTCACCTCCAACCTGCCATGAGCGTCCTGGCGACCGCCATGGAAGCCGATGCGCTCAGCATGATCGGTTCCATTTACAACATGAACGGTGCAGGCGGCGGCGGCGCACCCACCACGATGTATGCCTTCGGCCAGATGCGGGCCATGCTCAACAAGAACCTGGCCCCGGACGCCGGCAAGCGGGTAGTCCTGATGGACTCCGACACCTCTGCGGCCCTGGCTGAAGGCCTCAAGGTCCTGTTCAATGACCGCCGGGAACTGGAACACGCCTACCTGGAAGGGTATCTGACCAGGGGACAGGGGTTCACCTTCATGGAGAACGACCTGCTGCCCTACATCGCCAATGGGACTCGGAACGCCGCCACCACGCCGACCTATAGCGCCATAGCCCAGGGGGCCACTTCCGTCACTATGATCGGGTTTGCGGGGGGTGCCACCATCAATGTGGGTGAAGTCTTCACCTTTAGCGGTGTTTATGCGGTGCATCCCGAAACCAAGACGGCCTACAACTACCTGCAACAGTTCGTGGTGACGGCAACCACGACCGTCGGGGCTAGCGGCGCGGTCAGTATCTCTCCGCCCATCAACTTTAACCAGGATGGGTATCAGAACGTCAGCACGCAGCCGGTGTCTGGCACAAACAACATTAGCTTCGCGGTCGGTACTCCGCCCGCGGTTGGGGGCAGCGGCACGGCCTCCGCGTCCTACCAGCAGCTTTTGGCCTTCCACAAAGACGCCTTCGCCTTCGTGACCGCCGATCTGCCGGTGTTTGACGGGCAGCCCTTCATGGCCCGCAAGACCATCGACAAACTCTCCATGCGTATCTGGAAGTTTGTGGACGGCGTGAACGATATGGAGAATACGAGAATTGATGTTTTATACGGATACCAAACCTTGCGGCCCCAATTAGCATGTCGCTGGACAAAGTGATAAGTAGCTGATTTTATTGGATTTTTCCCCATCTAATCTTTAAGGCGATGGGCATAAAGTTTAAGGAGATTCAATTATGGCACAAATTGGTACGGGTACTGAACAATCAAGTTCATCCACTGCGATGATTGACTATCTTGGCGACGGTGGCCCGGATGGTCAGTGCATGGGTCGCAGCGCCACGGACAAAGACAGTTTCTTCGGAGCCACTCCGGTGGTGCAGCAAGTGATCGGTGCACCAACGAGTCTTACGACTAGCGGCCAATCCACCACGCTGTTCACTGGTTCAACCCAGACCATCGCCTTTATGAATCAGATGGCGGCGGTTGTGACGGCTCTCAGAAACCTTGGACTTTGCTCTTAACAACCCTAACGGGGAGGGGCAACTCTCCCCGTTACTTCCGTATTTTGCCTGACTTGGCAAAGTGGCGATTATATGTCTGACATGTTGTCAAGAGTTGATTTAGTCATATGTAGTCCATTCAGAAACGTGGAGGCGTGGGCACCCCATACCGCTTCCCTGGCCGTATCCCTTCGCCTTTGCTGGGAGGCAGGAATAGCCGCCGAGTTCTGGCCGCTCATGGGCGACAGCTACGTATGGCATGCGCGCAATCATTTCGCTGATCTTTTTCTTAATTCTAAGGCGAAGCATCTTATCTTTATTGACTCCGATCATGGCTGGGATGTCATGGGATTTTCTAATCTCCTAAAGGCCCCCGGTGACGTGGTGGGAGCGGCTTACCCCTGTAACAATATGTGGGATAATTGGGGGGTCCGGCATTTTACTAATGAAGATAAATTAAGAACCCCCAAGGTTGACCCTAAAACCGGACTCATCGAAGCGGATACTATACCTACCGGCTTTATGAAAATCAGCCGTAGGGCATTTGAACAAATCATAGCCCACGAGCCGGAAAATTATTATTGGGAAGGTGATTCCAAAGTTCATGGGTTCTTCAACCATATTCACGAAAACAATACAATGCAAGGGGAAGATATTTCTTTTTGTATCCGATGTGGCCGGGCCGGGGTCAAACTCTGGATCGAACCTAACATCACCATTTCCCATTATGGGATAGAACCGCATATCGGAAATTATTTCAAGTTTCTCTGCCAGCAGCGCGGGGGTTCTGAGTGGGTAAAGCCCCGTCCCAATGGCAAACCCTTTGTCAGCGTGGTTATCCCCTGCTTCAACTACGGGCATTTCATCGGAGAAGCTATTGAGAGTGTCTTGAAACAGTCGTATGGCAACGTGGAAATTATCGTGGTCAACGATGGCTCTACGGACAACACCTCAGAGGTGGCCCGGAAATATGGAGTGACACTGATCGAACAGGAAAACCAAGGGGTCTCGGCTGCCCGCAATCGGGGGATCAGGGAATCACATGGCGAATGGGTCATGTGTCTGGATGCGGATGACATGCTGCACCCTGACTACATCGACCATTGCATGGAAGTGGATGCAGACATTGTAGGTGCGGGAACCCAAATGATCGGAGATAGCAACGGCACTTGGCTTTGTCCGGCCACTGTGCAGTATAAAGATTTCTTCAAAAGAAACTGCGTCAACTGTTCGGCATTGTTCAAAAAGAGGGTTTGGGAAGTTACTGGTGGTTTTGATGAAAAGATGCGGGGTGGATTTGAAGACTACGACCTGTGGTGGAGGGCCGCAAAGGAAGGCTTTAAGATAGCAGCGGTGCAGGAATATTTATTCTATTACCGCAAACATGGTCTTTCCATGATAGATGGGGCCAACGCCAAATCCCATGAATTATTGGCCTATATGTCAGCCAAGCATGGAATAACATTGGAAAATGGTATCTTGCACCCGGACGATAAGGCTGCGGTTATCAAAGAATATGCGGCTGGAAATGGTCATCGCACCTTCATCGAAACCGGAACCTGGCATGGGGACACAATAGACCGGGTAAAAGACTATTTTGATCGAATCTATTCTATAGAAATAGGAGATGATTTATATAGTATGTGTAAGAAGAAGTACGAAGGCGACGCACATATTAATTTGTTTCACGGCAACAGCGCAGAAGTCTTGCCGGAACTATTAAAGAACATTACATCGCCCTGTATCTTCTGGCTTGATGCTCACCATTCTGCGGGAGATACTTGTGGGGCTGAAGTGGACATACCCATTTGGGATGAGATTAAGGCCATTAGGGAGCATCCGGTAAAAGACCATACTATTCTGATAGACGATATGCGGGGGTTTTCATTGTCTGAATTAACTGAACACATTATGTCTTTTGGCGAAGCGAAGATTGAAAACAAAGACGATATTTTAAGGGTGACATTCCAGTGATAGTGGCTAATCTTCGTGGGGGATTAGGCAATCAAATGTTTATTTATGCGGCTGGCCGTGCCATGTCCCTGCGCTATAACACTGGCCTCGTCTTGGTTAAGGATGACTTGGCCCTTGCGAATACCAAAAGGCATTACCAGTTGGATGCTTTTAATATCGTGTCTGAAGATGAAGTGATGGGAGCTGTTGCGAAAGACATGGTTTATCTAAATGGCTATTTTCAATCTGAGAAATACTTCGCCGATTATGCCAGGCAGATTAGGCAAGACTTCACTTTGAAAACCAATGGTAAAGAAACCATAGACCCGACTACTATGTCCGTGGGGATACACGTCAGGCGGGGGGATTACGTTACCGATCCCGTCCATAATCAGTTTCATGGGTTATGCCCCGCGGAGTATTACCGGAAGAGCATAGAATTTGTGAAGGGGAGGATTGGCCCCTGCCACTTCTATCTATTCTCAGACGACCCCCAGTGGGCCAAGGACAATTTACCGGGGGAGTTGGTCTCGGGGAACGGGAGAACGGACCAAGAGGAACTTCTTGCCATGGCCTCTTGCCGCCACCAGATCATCGCTAACAGCAGTTTCTCATGGTGGGCGGCATATCTGAACCCCCGGCTCAATAAGATCGTGGTGGCCCCCCAGAAGTGGTTTGCAAGCGGTTCCCCCAAAGACCTGATTTCCTCGGAGTGGGTGACTCAATAAAAAGCTGGTTTTAGGGAGACATCATGGGAATCACTATACTACAAAGCCCCAGTGGGATCAGTTTAGTTGTTGACCCGGATGGTGCTGTCCATGCAGTCTTTGGCGCGCCTCCTGGTCCAACGCCGCCTCCCATACCTACGCCCGCGTACTTGCGAGATATCTTAGTAAGTTCTCTGCGGGCCATCGGAGTATTGCAGGAAGGAGAAATGCCCTCGTCTCCTCAGATTGAAGGGGCGATGGATGCCATGAACTACATGCTCGATGAATTGAGTAGTTCGATATTCTTTGCCCTCGTCAGCGAAGACTTCCCATTGGTTCCGGGGCAAGCGGCTTACAACATCGGCATAGGCGGGGATTTCAATACCATTCGACCCATCGCCATTATGGATCAATGCTATGTCAGGGACACCTATCTCGCTAACTATGTTGATTACCCAGTCCAGTTGATCGGCCAGGCGGCTTACAATTCCATAGATGTCAAGAACGTCCAGAGCACCCCGGAAAACTTCATGTATGACCCGCAATATCCTTTGGGGATCATCACCTTTTATTACATCCCCGACAAGGCGTACACTTTCCATTGTGTCAGCGTAAAGAACCTCTCGGAAATCACCGCGCTAAACACACAAATCAGCCTGCCGCCTGAGTTCAAGTCGTTCCTGAAATGGAATACGGCCAAGGTGCTGGCCTCGGATTATCAGGGGATGACGGCGGCCCCGAATTATCTTCGGGTGGTGCTGCCTATGGCAAGGCGGTCTATGGGGATGATTCAGAGGATTAATGCGGCGAATAGGGTTGAAGAAGCCTCGATGGATATACCGATGCCCCAAAGAGGAGCGCAGGACTGGCGCGGACCTTTCAATTCTGGTCGGACGTACTAAAAATGGTGAGATGCCCTTACTGCGGTCGTGAGAATACCGAATTTTCTCTGGTGGCCACTAACCCGGAGCGATGGCGATTCGCCCAATGCGGGTGTCCGTTACCCACTGAAGAACATTACAGAGACATAAGGAGAGATGAAAATGCCTTGGGAACCGAAGGACGCAACGAGATTTACCAAAAAGGCTAAGACGCCCAAGAAGAAGCGGCAATTTTCGCACGTGGCCGACAGTATGCTTGATCGCGGCGAAAGTGAAGGGTCGGCTATCAAGGCGGCTAATGCCGTGGTAGCCGGGACTGCCAAGCATAAAGGCTCTAAAAAGCCCAAGCAGAAGAAACCCACCAGACCCAAGGGGCTGTATGAGAAGTAGGGGGTAATAAATTGGCCTTTCCCGCTTTTTTCCCAACAGGGCAAGATCGAGTCAGGGGAAATTTGCCCCAAAATCTCTTTTTTGCGTCCGATCAAGAAAAAGGCCCCATCCTGTTGGGCGCTCCGGGCTGTTCCATCTGGACCACTGTTGCCGCCGGCCTCATGCAGGTGCGCGGCATGGCGGTCATGGGGAATTATTTGTATGTGGTGGGCCAGAATACGGTGACTACCTGCAACGTCTATCAGGTGGACATGTATGGCAATGCCATCCTGATCGGCAGCCTCGCCACAGGGACCGGCCCGCTTTACATGGTGCCGATGGCGAACCAAATGCAGCTTTTCATAAGTGATGGCGTCAACGGCTATTACTATGACACATTTCCGAAGTTCTGGACGCAAAGCACCACCTACCTGCCAGGGGTTGTGGTGCAGCCTAACCCGCCCACCCTGCTTTATTACCAAGTGACCGGGAATGGTGGCATGTCCAGCACGAGTCCCCCTGCCTGGCCCACTACGGTTGGGGATACGGTCACGGATGGTGGTGTCACCTGGGCCTGCATACCGGGGATACCCTATTTTACCCAGATTACCGACCCTAACTTTCTGGGTGGTGGCCCTGCGGTCTTGCAGGATAACTACATCGTTTATGCCCAGCCAAACGGCAATCAATGGGGTGTAAGCAAACTGGGGGATTGCACCACCTATGACTCCATGGCCCAGGCCCTCAAAGGCGACGGCATTATTCTGGCAATCCTGAGTAGCCATTTAAACATCTGGCTCATGGGGGATAAGACCGATGAGGTTTGGTACGACGCAGGCGGCACACCCTTTCCCTTCACCAAACTGGTGGGCACCCTGATCGAAAAAGGCTTGGGCGCACCCATGTCCGCCACTCTCGGGGACAATACTCTAATGTGGCTGGATAATTACCGGCAGGTGCAGATGGCCGTGGGATTCCAGCCCAAGCGCATCTCCACGGACAAGATCGACAGGATGCTTGAAGGGTTTGCCACAGTTAGCGATGCTCTCGGGTTCTTCCAGATTCAGAGAGGGCACAGCTTCTATTGGCTGATCTTACCGACCGCCAACCGAACCTTGGTCTGTGACATTTCCGTGCATCCTCCCATGTGGCATGTGCGAAGCAGTTTCCTGGACGGCAGCCGGCATCGGGCCAACTGTTACTGCTATTTCAATGGGAATCACCTAGTAGGGGATTTCGCCAGCGGCAATATCTACAAGATGGACCCGAAGGTTTACACCGATAATAACCAGCCCTTGCAGGCCAAGGTTCAATCCAGGGAATACCGGATTGCTGGCAAACTGATTCCCTTCCCGGATTTGCAATTTCTGTTTGAATCCGGCGATGCGGTCACGGGACTTAACCCTCAAGCCATGCTGAGATCATCCCGAGATGGCGGGAGCAATTTCGGGTTTCAGCGCACGGCTTCTATGGGGAAGATCGGGGAGACTACCAAGAGGACTATTTTCCGGCAGAATGGGGCGGACTACAACCGGATTTTTGAGCTTGAGATCACCGATCCGATCAACAGAGACATCCTTGAGTGTTCATGGTTGGAATAAATATGGTCTCTGTGCAAATTAACCCGAACGACGATGTTTTTTTAGACAGCGGACATCTTCAGCAATCTACCCAGCTTTTCATCGGGGCCAAAAGCACACAGCATGGCATCCAGGCGCCGCCATTTGTGCAGACCATGTATCTGGAAAGCGGTGCGATGTCGGACCCTTGGAGTAATTTTTGGCAACAGGCACAGACTAAGATAGGCATTACCGAGGCCCCCACGGCCCAACCTTTCGCGGATGTAAATAATAAATTGAACAGCCAATGGGCCACGTGGATGCAAAAATGGTGAGTTTTAAGGAAGTCCCCATTGAGCGCGTCGAGTCGCTTTGGCCCCTGATGCAAGGGCTATGGAAAGAAATCCAGGCACGCCCCCCGGCCACACTGGATTGGAAGCCAGAGGATGTAATGCTCCAACTTGTTCAGGGTCGTTCCAGGTTGGCCCTCATTTACCAGGAAGGCCAGAACATAGGCTACATAATATACAGAATCGTGAGGCATGAATTGAGCGCCAAGCCGACCCTGCAAATCTGGCTCGGGGGGCTTTTCCCTGAGAGTCGCAGGGGGATAGAGGAATTGAAGGTCATCATGGCAGCCATTGTTTCATGGTGCCAAGGGGAGTTTCCCATGGCACTGGAAATCCTGTCAAGGCGCAGGGGATGGGAACGGATTTTAAAGAACATTCTTAATTTTCATTACTCAGTTTACCGAGCGGAGGCCCCGGCATGAACAGATTTGAAATGGACTATGACGACAGCCCGCGGGAGGCCGCATATCTCTCTCTGATACCGCAGAGGCACTTCGCCTGGGACATCTTTGGAACCAATACCAGCGGTGCCCAATCCGATGTTTCGCAAGGCTTGACGCAGTATATTCATTACGCCGATCAAGCAAAGCAAGACTTAACTCAGGGGCTGAACACCGCTACCGGATACATGAACCCATACTACCAGGCCGGCACAAGCGGGATGCAAGCCTATGCGGGGTTGCTGGGGATACCTGGGGCTTCGCAGACCTATAATCCTCAGCAGTATCTTAACAACGTCCCTGGGTATCAGTGGGGCCAACAGCAGGGGCTTAACGCCCTAAATGCTTCCACCAATGCGGCAGGAATGTATGGTTCCGGTCCCCAGAGACAGGCCGATGTGCAGTACGGCCAGAATTACGGGAACCAGTATTACAATACCCTGATGCAGCAGTTAAGCGGCCTGGGGACTATGGGTCAAAACGCCGGGACGCAGTTGGGGCAATGGAACCAGAACACAGCATCCCAACAGGTTCCTATCGACTTGGGAATTGGACAGCAATCCCAGGGTGCCATGAACACCATGGCGGGGTTGAATTTGCAGAATCAGCAGATGCAGGGCCAGGGGCTTGGGAGTATGATCGGGTTGGCTGGGTCATTATTGGCTGCACCCATGACCGGGGGTGGTGGTGGTGGTGGGGGGGGTATGAGCCTCTTGGGTTCCGGGATGGGTATGCTCGGGTCTATGTTTGGTGGTGGTGGTGGTGGGGGAGGTGGCGGCTATAACATAGGTGGTGGATTGCAGAACCCCTTCTAATAATCAAGGAATTAAGCTATGAAACCCGCGAAAAGACTAAGCACACTCCTGTTTATCCTGGCGTTGTTCTTGCCCTTGCAGGCGCAGGCCATCACGCCAGCTACTTTCCCCTTCTTCCATGTTACCGATCCCTCAACCGGGATGCCCGAAGTGGGCGGTCTGGTCTGGACCTACCAGGCGGGGACCAGCACTCAGTCTGCGACTTATAAGGACACCGGGTTTAGCCAGGCCAATGCCTTCCCGATAGTGCTGGACAGCGACGGCAACTGTATCATTTACGCCAATCAGCCTACCAAATTCGTGATTGAAGGCCCCCCTCCCAGCGGTCAGACTCACGGCACGGTCTTGTTTACTTTTGACCTGTACGAAGTTGACCCCTATAACTCCTATGTTACGGTTGGTTCGGTTGCCCCCCCCACGCCTGCGAGCGGGCAACTGTCCCTTTATTGCAGTGGCACAACCTTGTATATCATTGACTCCACGGGGGCAGTGGCTTCACCCGCCACAGCCCAGGCCATTCAGCAACAGAGTTTTAATGCAGCGGCAGGCGGGGGCACCGGCGATACCATCACCGCTACCTTTACTCCTGCTATTACCTCTTTCGTGGATAAGACGCTGGTCTGGGTTTGGGCATCGGCAGCGAACACTACTGCCACCCCAACCTTTTCGCCCAACGGCATGACCGCTAAAACCATAGTGAAGGGTGCGGGTGCTGCCCTGATCCCTGGTGACATTCCAGGGGCGAATGCCGTGATCGAATTGGAATATAACGCCACCCTGGGCGATTGGATTTTGGTGAATCCTAAATATCCCTTTATCCCTCTGACTGCGGCGATGTTTCACAATACTGTAATCACGGTTACAGGAAGCAGCACACTGACCATCACAGCAGCCAACAATCCCTTTGCGGGCGGGGGCTTATCATTAAGCCTCAATGCAGGGACCACGGGGGCCAATGGCCTGGATACGGGTTCGCCGGTGGCCGGCACCTGGTATTATGTATATGTCTGTAACGGCTCATCGGGCACTTGCGGCCTCTTGTCCCTTAGCTCCACAACCCCAACGGCTCCTGGTGGATACAATAATTATTTTATCCGCATCGGGGCCGTCCAGACCATTCCCCACACCTACAGCTTTACCATCGCATCATCGAGCGTTACCGCGGGGGCGCTCTATACGACAGGCAGCGGAGTTTATTTCGTCGCTACCGCTACCATATCCAGCCAAACGAGTCTTTCGGCTTATGGAGTTGTTGCTCCCCCCTCAAGCGGAACCCTGACCCTGGTAGCGGGGACAGGAGCAGGCACTATAGCTTTTTCCGCTAATACGACATCATCGAGCCCGGCCTTGTATTACACGATTCAACGGGGTCAGCACGCTCAATATGTGGTGCAGAGCGGAAATACCGGGACATTTGCCCCAAACCTAAACTTGCCCATGATGATATACGGGGCGGTAGGAAGCATTTCGACTCCGACCTGGATTCCGGTCGCGACAAGTGGATTCGTGCCGCCTACGGCAGGCACTATTAGGGTACTCGTCAATGCTGGACCCAGTGGGTCTTTAATAGTTGCACCCAATAGTACTTATGGCGGTGCATCATCCAGTTTTAATCCTCCTTGCTGTAATGCCTACAGTGTGGCGAGTTATCAAGTGGAAATGATTTTGGAAGGTTCCAATATTTATTACGCCGGGAACGGTGGAGGCAGTGAATTACTCGCCATAGGGTGGGAAGACAATCTATAAGAAAGTAGGGTATTTACATAATGGAGCGTTGCTATGGGTGACGGAAACTATCTCGGCGAATTACTGGCGGCCCGGAGGGAAGCACCGACTCCTGGTATTATCACCGGAATGGAGAAGGGTTTAGGGTTGGGCCAGGACATCAAGGCCATCCCTTACAACAATGCCCTGATGAACTACGGCACACAGGAGATACAGCGCAAGCAGCAGGAACAGACGGCTCTCAAACAGGCCATGCAAACCGGGGATGTGAAAGCCCTTATGGGGATCAACCCGCAGATGGCAAGAGAGGTGGGGAAAGTCCAGGATTGGTATAAAACCCAATCCGACCCGGTTCAGAAAGATATCGGACGCTTGACGGAGAGCCTGCCCACCATAGCGCCCATGCTCAACAGTAAATCTTGGGGTGCCTTGCGTCCGCAGCTTCTTAAAAATTACCCGAATGTGCCGGAATCGGCCTTGCCACCGCCTAACGCCACGGATCAGCAGTTGGATATGTGGGCCAACCATGCAGCGTTTTTGGCGGCGCAGTTGAAGCAGATGACTGAGGCTCCCAAGGTTCAGGGTGGCTATCTACTTCAGGCTGGACAGCCTCCCCAGGAATTGCCCCCTACTGCGGTAGGACGTTCAACAATCGCCAAGAATTTAGCCAGCGTAGGTCTAAGTCAAGCCCGCATAGACCAGGGCTGGGGCAAACTTGCGATAGACAAAGACAAGGAAAACCAGACCGGCCCCTATGCTCAGTTGACCAGATTCTATGAGCAACTTCGTCCAGGACAGGAACCCACGGAATCTGACCTAAAGACCCTGCATGATGAGTTCGGTAAATCGGGTCTGGATTTGGGGGCCAAAACAGATATCACCCTTGCCAAGCAAGCCCTCACCAATCTTAATAAGAATGAAGGCAAAGTGAATGATAAGGGTCAGGCATATAAAGACCTTAATCCCGATGATCCGCTTCGAGAAAAGTTGCTTGACCAGGAAATTGCCAGATTGAGGCCGAGATTTGGTGGTGGGGTCCCCGGTGCAGGTAATCCGCCTCCTAAAAAGCCCCTTAGCGAATTGAGTGATGCAGAACTTCAGGCCCTAATTGATGGAAAACAGGCAGGACAATAAATGCCCGATGATTTCTCCTTAGCGGAGTTAACAGCAGAACAGGGGCGGCGGCAGTCTCCCATGACGATCCCCGGCGAACCGGCTAAGGTTATTTCTGTGCGCCAAAATAATCCCTTTAATCTCAAGGGTAACTATTGGGGGGCTATTGGCGTGGGCAAGGACGATTTCGCCATATATCGCACGCCTGAAGCCGGAGTCCAAGCCGGGATTAGCCAAATTAAGTTGGATCAAGGCCGGAAGTTATCTTTTGGAGAATTTGCGGAGAAATATGCACCAAGGGATAAGAACCCCACTTGGAAAGCTGACGTTGCCAAGATGTTAGGCGGTATTTCAGATGACACGCCTATTTCCCGGATACCCACTATGAGGCTTGTAAACGCCGTGGGGAAACGGGAATCTTCGGTTAATGTTGGGGGTGAGCATGATTACCCACTTGCTGAATTACAAGCGGAATTAGCGAGAAGGAGGGCTCCTGATTATACCCCTGGCGAATTGCAGGCAGAGTTGACAAGGCGCAGGGGCACCCAGGCCACCCCTCAACTCGCTCCCGGAGCAGTAACCCCCGAAGGCCCCCCAGGTGCCGTACCAGACCTTGCGGGTGCCGCCTTTGGGGGGACAGGACAACCGGGGGCACAGGCCCAACCCGCTCCCGGTGCCGCAGCAGGCCCGCCAGGTACACAACCGGCAGTTACAGGAGCTACGCCCCCTGAACTACTCACGGCTCGGGCCAAGAGGTTTGCCGCACGGGAGCATCCGAATCTTCCAGGAGGCCCGCTGGGACCGCCAGGAGCGGGGGCAGAGGAAGGGGCGGCCCCAGCCCAACCCGGTGTACAACCGGCAGTGGGCCTCACCCCCGCCCAATTAGCGACAACGGGCGGAGCAATGCCTGAGTTCCCGCCAAGGGATGAATCTACTTGGAACGCCCTCAAAGATGCTCAAGCGGTTAGTCACGGGCTTACTCAGGGAGCGGATGCTGTTACCCAGGTGCTGGGGAAACTGACTGCCCACCGTCCTTATGCCGATTACGACTTCGGCGCAGAAGATATGACACCAGAAGAAGTCAAGGCGGCAGAAAAAGACAACACTGAGTTTTTCCGGGGCGCTGCCAACAAGGCCAGTTTGGGCCTCTTGCAATTCCCGGCCCCCGATAACCGCACCGGCCAAATTATGAGGACTGCCGGGGGATATGCCGGGATGCTTTTGCCATTGACCCGCCTCACCACGGCAGGGGTTGGCCTTGCTGACTTGGCCGTGCCGGCAGGAATCGGGACCGCCTTTAACCGCATCCTCGGGGCGGGGCTTGGGTTTGCCGGGTATGGTGCAGCAGCAGAAACCGGGGAAACCATCGGCAAGGGGGAGAAGTTTGATAATGCCGCTCTTGACCGAATCGTAAACCGCTCCATAGACGACTGGCTTGTGGGAAGCGGGTTGGCTATGGGCAGTGAAG